CGTCGGAGGTAGCGCGTTCTGCTGTCGGCTAGGACCTGACGCCGGCTTCGGCTTCCCGGGAGCCTTCGGCATATAGGTACCGCCTTTCGGCTGCCTTGCGTCCGGTACACCCAACTCCTCTCCAGCCCCAGGGTCGACAGTCTGTTGTACGAATGTCAGCGGTACATTCTCGTTTGTCAGGTCGTCTACGTCAAGGCTAATCTCCTGCGCGATGCGCCGGAGTTCCACGTCGTCATCCAAGGTGTGATGGCGCAGCAACGTGCGGAGTGAAATACTGCCCATCTGCTTCAATTTGAGGAGCTCCTGCATGAACGCCTCGGACTTCGTATTCAGAGGGTTGGGCGACCATTGCGGACGCACGCTGAGTTTGCCGTGATTGATATCCATGATGTGCTGCGCCAGCATGTGCAGGAATGATTTCACCTGTTGCCGAATACCGTTCAGGAATTCTTCGAATCCGCTCACGTTGAACTTGTCAAAGCGCTCGCGTGAGCCCGATGTTGTCCGGGGCCAAAAAATGCCAAAGGCCCCCATGATTTCACTCGCACTCGAACCGTATTTCTGATCCGAGAGCAATGTTTGCGGATCCGGCTGCTTGATGATGAGATCTACGTAATATGGTAAAAAGAGTTCCATGGCCGGACCCACACGCCCATCCTGGATCAACTTGCGTACCGTCGCAATCGTACCGGGAATTTCATTACCCTTCGCATCTTTCGACGGAGACCTCGGAGGATGATCCTTGTCGCCTACTTTAAACACCATTACGTAGTTTATGATGCCATCGAGCAGCGAAATATCAGCGTGGAACATCTTTTGGCGAATAATGAACTGCGGCAAGAGCGTAATAAACGGCGGCAACGGATACACGCCATGCCCCATCGTCGTCACCATGCCACGCCGAATACTCACAATGTCGCCAGGGCTCCAGGCAAATTTCACGCAATATCCTTCGGTATCTCCGTCTCTCGCCTTCGCACTCATCGGCGGAATCGTCACCATATTCGCCGGCACTCCGACATGTGGCATGTACGTCGGTGCTTCAATAAATTGCCCTTCCTGCATCGTCGTCGCATAGTTGACCGGCTTAAAGTAGAGAATGTTTTCGTTCATGAAGAGCGAGTTCTCTCGCCGGAGCGTAATGGACGATGCCGGATAACACGTGATCGCCTTCGGCACAAGATACGTCTGCTTGCCGAAGGCCATCATCCCGAGTTGCCAGTGCGGCACGAACATGCCAGAGAGCAGCATGTGCCGGGTCGCCCACGCAACAATCTGATCCAGACCGGGAAGCACGTTCGGCACGCCAGTATTAATCTGCGCCGCCCACTCGTTCCAGAAATCTTCCTCGCGCTCCAGGCGATCATTTCGCGGGGAATCCTTTTTCTTCAACTGTTCCAGCCACGATACGCCTTTGGAATCCGCCGGCAGTTCCCACTGTGACCCATTGGCGCAAAACTCAACCGTGCGGTCGATCAAACGTTTGAAGAGTGGGTCCGACCCATAGGCGTCCCACATACGCAGGACACGCTGTTGGTAGGTCTGCGGCACGAACGTCAGATTCATCGGGTTGCCGGCCATGTCAGGTCGGCTTGAGGCCTGCAACCGCATTAGGGTATCATCCCGCTGCGCCAGTAGATCCGCCTGTCGCTGCGGCGCGATATCCGCGTACAACGTTGCCAATTCATTCGCCGGGGCTCTGGCCATGATCGTCCTCGCTCCTGACTGCTAAAATGGATACGCCGTCACCGGCGCCCATGGGCTTGGACGATCCCCATGTTCCAACTCCACAAACACACCGCCTTCCGTTGCATCGGGCGGTATCAGGGGCGTCTCCAGGAATTCCATGACAGCAAAGACACGGAAGGCATCAGTGCAATTATGAACAGTTATTCCACTCACCGTGAATGTTTCATCGTGTTCAACTTCGAGGTTATACACGAGTCCTGAATACCGCTGTCTCGCAATAGGTTGCCGTACAACCGTCCACTCATTCCATGTCCATGGAAGTGGCAGAACACCAGTGCGCATGAAATCATCGAACGGCGCTACATCAGTTGACACATTGAGAGTCCACGCGTCTTGTCTATTGAATTTTCCACGCACACTATTATCGTAGAGTCCAGCCATGGCCCGAAATCCCAGACTACGCAGTGCGTCTACAGTTAACAAAGCCATATTGTGCGAGATCGTATGTAGTCTCCAGTATGGTGTTTTATTTCTAGTGCACCTAGATCCATCACCCTGGAATAATCCACGAATCCACGCCGCAACTATTTGGCGTGGAGCCTCAAGGAGCCAACGAGGTGGACCTATATTGGCGGACAGCACACCAAAGGCCCTCGCAAATGCTTCTCCTACCGCAGCTGAATGTACGTCAACTTGCATACCGAGTCCTGGTGCATTCCGAGTTGATGACGGAAGACCAAACTTCTCTCGCATCACACGCTGTACACACTCAATATATGCAATTTCTTTTTGATGAAAACCAAAAGAAAAGGTACGAATATTTCCATTCGGTTGTCGCTCTACCGAACCTTCTGCTAGATACAAGCCCATAACGTATGCGAGGTCCTCATCTACTTCAACCTTGGCAGGAACTACATGTGTAACATTCGTCCTATATTCGCGCCTCGACACACACTGACGCCCATAAGGCTTACCTAATTCATCAAGGATCTGCAGTATAGGTACACGATCCTCGTAATTCGTATGGTCCGCTACCATTTGTATCAAATCACCAGCTTCTACATTACCGGCTACAATCCATTCAGGCTGACCCAGCTTAGCCTTACGATTAATCTTGTAATGGCGCTGACATGTTTTCGTAGATGTCCACCAGTCTTTCTTTCTTCTCAGCACAAGAACTGGATGTTCTGGCGTTACCCACGCATGATTATTACATCCAGCCCTCAATCCAATCATTTCGCCTTCATATGGCCTTGATAAGACAGTACGTACTCGACACCACCGCCCCCGATGCGTCAGGACCTCATCACCAACTACAATATTGGCGATAGGAATATGACCTCGCCGAGTCGTTACACATTGATCTGGACGAACACAATGCACGTCAAAGGGGGTAATCACACGTGTTGTCCCGTCTTGGTTCCTTACCTCGCGCTCCCGATTGAATTCCGTCGGAATGCTTTCATCATGCGAGATCGCGATGTTCCTCTTCGAAAACATCGTACGCAAGGTCCGTGTCCCGATGGACTTCGCATGTTCCCAGACTTCTTCTGGCTCAGCGTCCACCGACCCAGCCGTCCATCCAGAAAGCAGAGTTTCCGTGAATGCGACACGAATAATACGTTCACCCCACCCGTATTTGCTTTCCATGTCTTGCGCAATTGCACGACCTTCACCCTCTGTCGTGTCAATCCCAATGTAATCCGCTCCATACTTTCTCCCGATCTCATGCAGGATATCCGCCTGATCTGTGTGCTCCATACGATTGATAAGCCGCACGCGTGTGAATAACTGCCACCGGCTGGCCCAGAACACAAACGCGAGTATCTCTGATGGCTGCGAGTACCCGACGTCCATAGCCAGCCGAACTCTCCCGTCATACGGACACGGCGGAAGATCTCCACATGCACCTGATGGCGTCAACCCGGCTTGCTTATATAACTTACCGGATATGACGAAGAACTCTGGACTCAACGCCGATTCCCGGCACTTGTAGATCGCATCCAGATCCCACGCGGACCACACGGGATGCCCCCACTTCGCGTCGATCTCCTGAATGAACATGTCGGAATCTTCCCCGTCAAGATTGTCCGCAAGATCGCGCTTCGTTCGTTGATCAAAGAACGGATCGTGACGTCTCGAAATCTCGAAACGTCGATCAGCAAAACTTTGAATGATCGAATCTGCCTTTCGGAATGGCGTATCCAGTCGCCCATCAGGCACACCAACCATGAGCGTCCTCGATCCTCGAGGATCCTTCGCGCCCTGTATCTTAATCCAGGCACGTTCGGGATACTGTTGCGCTTCTTCGACGATGAGCAGCGATGCATGCTTGCCTTGAATCATGCGCGCATCGTAATCTTCTCCAACGCTTTGGCCGTAAATGATATGCCCCGTCCGGAGTTCTATGGAATACGGAGACCGGATAATACGCTTCACGAACAACTTAAAAAACGGCAAGTTGAAATAGTCAATCACGCGCTCCATGCGATCCATAATATGCAGAAAACGCAGGGACGTCAGGAGTGTTTCCTCTCCAGGATGATTCATTGCATGGCGGACAAGTTCTGGCTGGATTATTGCGTACGACTTCCCGCCTGCCCTCCCGGCCCGCACAAGCGTATCACCATCATCCAATGCCGCGATCGGCACCGCAAAGGTATACCGTCCCCAGTACCGGAGCTTCGAGACCTGGGGCACCCAGTACTCGCGAAACGCGAGCGGATCACGGATAACAAATCGCAAGCATACTTGTTGCGATGCTCGTGTTCCCTTTAGAAGCGTATCCATCGGCACGAACTAATCTCGCAAAATATTCGCAATAGGAATCCGAATGGTCATACTCCCGACCTTCGTATCCCCAGCATCGGTATAGGAAAACGCGAAATGCGCGATATGCGGCTCCGTCTCGAGCGCATCATTGAGAATCACGGTATCGAGGACCGTCATCTTCCATAGCAGTACACCATCTTCATCCACCGTCACCCCGTTCGTCTGCAGCACGTCCTGCATGTCTCGACTATTGATGATCGCCAACGTGTATTCTTGGTAATACGTGAGAGCAAGCGTATCCAGCGCTGATCCAGGCACTGGCACCTGCGCCAAGTCCACCAGCGTCGCAGTCAGTTCCGGTGTCGTTCCCTCGTCCAGCGTCGTGACCGTAACGTCAATGCCATGCCTCATAGGATCGTCTCCTCATCACGAGATCCAGGTGATCTCACGGCTACAGTCACACCAGACGCTACACGAACACTTGTACTGATGCCCGTCACCGGATGTGTACCGACATGAATGAACCGAAGAGAATGGAACTTTCGGCTCTGTGCCCGCGCCCGCTCTCCCACGCTCCTCGTATCGAACACATCAGCCGAGACTCCGACCTGAGAAAGACCGAGTGTAATGTGTTCCGATACTAGCGACGCATCCGCTACGAACACAAGGTATGGATTCAACAGCAAGCTAACACCGTCAATCACCGGCTGCAGATCCGACGCCGTCACGCCGATGGGAATCGACGAACTGGTGAAGTCTATCGGAACAAGATCATCGTCAGCATGTACCCCAAGGGGCACAGCCACACTGACGGCATCCGCAGTCAGAACCATATCCTCAACCGTGAGAACGAGCGGCAGTGCCACGGTACCCACGTCACTCGACGTGACAGGATCCGCAACCAGCACCGCGACACCGGACACTGCCCCGAACACAACTTCGACAACCTCACTGGGCGTAAGATCGTCACTCGCTTGAACATCAATCGACACCGTCACCTGAACCACGTCCGCAGCCGTGTCATCATCGGACACCGACAGCAAGAGTGGGAGCGCCACCGTTACGACGTCAATGGCACTCTCATCGTCAAACACTGATACCGGCACACCAGCAACAGCCGACACCGACAGCGTCACGTCTTCCACCGCACCATCGACCTCGGCCACCACCACTTGCATCGGCAGGCTAACAGTGGCTGACTCTGTCCCAGTACCCGTATCATCCGTCACGACCAGTAGCGGATTCAGGACTAAAGACACCGCTTCCTGAACTACATCGTCATCCGAGACAATAACGATCGGATTCGCACTGACAGCAACAATATCTGTCGCCGTATCATCATCCGCCACGTCAATGAGGATCGGATTCAGGTCAAGCGCAACCGACTCGGTGACAACATCGTCATCACTAACGCTGAGCTGCAGAACCATCGACACCAGAACGGCGTCCACAGCGGTCGCGATATCGTCAACCGTGACCGGCACAAGGAGAGCCACCGCGACGACATCCACTCCGCTCTCATCGTCGCTCACCGACACCAGAACTGGGTTCAGGGTCGCGGTTACATCTTCCGTGGCACTCATGTCATCCGATACGCCCGCCTGCATTGCAACAGCCACCG